TCTCGAATCATTGTTAGTTGTAGTTATTCTAACGGAATCTTCTATTTTAACCCATCTGGTTCCGTCATAACGGAATAATCTGTTAGGTAAGTAATCTGTTCTCAAGAAATAATCACCAACGTCAACACCCGATGTTGGGAAAGATATTCCAAATCCGGCCGGGTGTCCGTTTGGTGCGACCCCATCGCCGTCCATGTAGAAGCCATAGTGCGAACTTGCCGGTGTGTCTATTGTAGCGTTAACAGTTTTGTCACCACTTGCTCTTTGTTCTTCTGTGTTAACATTTTCTGTCCTAATATTTCCTCTCTCGTCTATGGGTGCAACATAGTACTGCTTATAGTTGAATCCTGACTTAGGTGCATCTGCTTCTGCCTGTGCAACTACTTGATCGTTAATTGTTTTTTCTTTGTTGAATGTTGACATGTAACTGGCAAGGGATCCTGTTGTGGTTGCATCACCTATGATGTCTTTAAATTCTTGAGAGTCTACCATGGTCTTCATTTTCAATCTCAACAGGTGTGGCCACCATGTTTGCGAAAATCCTTCCGCCGCCCTGTTAACATCCTCCACAACATAGTATCGTTTCAATGCGATCGGTATGCTCTCGTCTAAAGAATAATCTTCTTTCATGTGCGGGAATTCTATAACATCACCTGCCATTGGTTTCCTGCCTAATCTTTCAACTATGTCGTTCAGATGTACTGTTAAAAATAGTGTGTCGTTCTGTAAGAACATACCAAACTGTGAAAGGTTGAAATCTGCATCTTGCACATTGTAAATCCCTCTCACGATGTAAATATCATCTGCATATTTCCTGTCCCTGTTCTCTAGGAAAAGTAAATCCTGTATGGTTCTCTCGTTTAATGAGTCTCCGGAATACTGAGGATTTGTAGGACTTGCCTCTCCGTCCTTGTTTGTGTCTCCCTGATCGTAGGGGCCTATGTACTTGTGGAAATGTAGATCAGTTCCTCCAACAACGAACATCTCTTTGATGTTACGATCGAAGAACTTGTAGTCATTACCTTTTTCAGGCTTAAAAATGGACAATCTTGGCATATCGTACATATTTATTGAATGCACAACGACTATAAATATGTGTATGTCGGAACTACAAACAGGACAACAAGAAATATTTGATTACGTCAAGAACAGCCTAGGTGACGGTATGATTGACGTTGAATTAGACCCTAAACACTACCAAACGGCACTAGAAAGAGCAATCAATAAATTTAGACAGCGATCTTCAAATGCTGTGGAAGAATCCTATGCTTTTCTTCAATTAAAGAAAAATCAGAACACATACATTTTACCAGATGAAATTATAAATGTGAGAAACCTTAACAGAAGAAGTGTTGGATCTAGGGGAGAGGGAGGAGAAAGCGGAACATTGTTTGAACCTTTCAACTTGGCTTACACCAACACATATCTTTTAAAAGCAGGTGCGACAGGTGGACTGGCCACTTACTTTGCATTCGCTTCATACCAAGAATTAGTGGGGAAAATGTTTGGAAGTTTCATACAGTTCCATTTTGATGTGGCAACAAAGAAATTGACTATCACCCAGAGACCTAGAGCAGATGACGAAACTGTCCTTATGCACACTGACAATTTCAGACCAGACATAACACTGTTCAAGGACATCTATTCTAAACCTTGGATCAGAGATTACACACTGGCAGTATCTAAACTTATGTTGGGAGAAGCAAGGGGAAAATTCAATACCATAGCAGGACCACAAGGTGGAACAACACTGAACGGTGATGCATTGAAGAATGAGGGACAAGCCGAAATGGACAGACTCGAAGCAGACATAGGCAATTTCCAAGAAGGCGGGAGCCCAACAAGTTTCATTATCGGTTAACTTCTATTACTTGTTAACTTCTATTACCGGTAAATTATTACGTGTATTATTTTAAATACTAGTATCATGATAGACGACAGATACAAAAAACTTACCAAATGCACACTAGATGAATTGGCCGACATGGTCGATGACCTAGAGAACATTGCCATACACGCTTTGAAAGAGAGAAAATTAAGTATGCGTAAACTGGTATTAACACAGATCCATGATGTTAAAAAAGAGATTGAAAAACGTTTAAAAAAATAGTATAATAAGTCTATGTTAATAGGCATAGTAGGTTTAATAAGTTCTGGCAAGGATACAGTTGCAGAAAGACTAGTACAAGAACATAATTTCAAAAAAGATTCATTCGCAAAAAGTTTAAAAGATGCAGTAAGTTCTATGTTCAATTGGGACAGAGAAATGTTGGAAGGCAAGACAGCCGAAAGCAGAGAATGGAGAGAACGTCCTGATGCTTTTTGGAGTAAAAAATTTAATAAAGATGTAACACCTCGTTGGGTGCTACAACACTTTGGCACAGAAGTAATGCGTCAGAATATGCATGATGGCATATGGATTGACAGTTGCATGGCTAGATACAAAGGTGAACCAACAGTGATATCAGATACAAGATTTGAAAATGAAATCAAGATGATCAAGGAATCCGGGGGCAACATTATACTTGTAAAAAGAGGACAAGATCCTGATTGGTTTACAAGCTATGTTGAAGGTAATATTAAACCCTCGGGCATTCACTCTTCAGAATATGCATGGGCAAAATCAGAGTTTGATTATGTTATCAAGAACGACGGAACACTGGAAGAATTACACCAACAAGTTGACGATCTAATCGTCAGCAACAAGATCACCAATACGCCACCCAAGTCTACGGACACTGCCCAACCGTTGGCAATTGGCGCAAACAGTTTTTAGATTAGTAGTCGCGGTATTCCTCATACTCCCATCCACAAAGAACACATCCAGTTGAGATTGTTTCTGTGCCCTGAACCCACACAGCTCACACTTCTTATGTTTCTTGTATCCGGATCTCTGCAGGGCCGTGATTCCTCCCACTTTCTTCCCAGCTTTCTTTCTGTTGCAGGTATCACACAGGCTACGCCAGTAGATCTTTGTTCCTTTCCTGTAAGCATAGGCACGAGGCTTTGCCTTACACTCCTTACACAACGGTCTGTCCTTGTATGCCATACACTTATTTAAGTCGCCTATATAGGCACCAGAAAATAGCAAGTTATATCGTAAAAACCATATGATTGAATAAATAACTCTGTATACGTTAAACTTGCAAGGAGAAAACGAAAAATGGCTTTAACATCACCAGGAGTAGAAGTTTCAGTAATAAACGAGAGCTTTTATGTACCATCAGATGCGGGTACAACACCACTATTCATAGTAGCATCAGGACAGGATAAGACAAACGGAGCGGGAGATGGAACAGCGACTGGAACAACAGTTGCCAGCGCCAACACTGCTTACTTGGTCTCATCACAAAGAGAATTAACAGAGACTTTCGGAGATCCGACTTTCTACAAAGACGCATCAGGAAATTCATTACACGGTTATGAATTGAATGAATACGGTCTACAAGCGGCTTACTCATTCTTGGGTGTGGCCAACAGAGCTTACGTTTTAAGAGCAAACATTGACACTGGCGAATTACTAGGCAGTGCAACGGCTCCTACAGCAGACCCAACAGACGGAACATACTGGTTTGACCTTGCATCAACTAGCTATGGTTTATTTGAATGGTCACAAACAGATCAAGCGTTCACAACAATTACTCCAATACTAATCACACTAGTTGGTGAATTAGTTGGCGGTGTTTCTACTGGTGCACCACTGACTTCTATTGGACAAACTGGATCATACGCAATCAACACAACACACGTTTCAAACAAGATCTTCAAGAAGACATCAAGTAACACTTGGGTACAGATTGGATCAAGTGCATGGCATACATCTTTACCAACGATATCAGTTGCATCAGGAACAGCAGTTGTTAACGGTGAGAGCATGATCATGAACGGTGTAACGGTCACTGTATCAGGAACAACTTTAACTGCGGTTGCATCAGCGATCGGTTCTAGCGTGACCAACGTTACAGCTTCTATTAACTCAGTAACAGGTAACCTAGATATATTCCACAACGGTCTAGCACTAGGTGACTCAGCAGGAGGAACTGGGACAATCAGATTTGACGAAGGTACAGGTATGTTGGAAGACCTTGGCATCACAGCAGGTGTTAAAAATGGTGTTCAATTACTACAGGCCAAACACACTAACAGACCCACTTGGAAAACTGCAGACGAAGACAGACCAAATGGTTCAGTTTGGTTCAAGACTACATCGGCTAATGCAGGTGCTAATATTGTTGCAAAACTTTATGCTTCATCTAGTGCAAGTTTCTCAGCAGTAGCGGCTCCATTACATGATGACCACAGCACAGCGATCTTTAACATAGATCCTTCAACAGGTGGAACAGCATTACCAACAGGAACACTATACACACAATTCAACATCACTGAACAAAGCATAACAGCGGCTGATGCACTGGACACTACTCCAAATCTTGGAGACTTCCAGCTATTCAGATATGAAGGTGGTGCAACAACAGTGACAAGTTTATTGACTTCTCCAAGTTTCACAAGTTCAGAAACTTTCACAATCAAAGAGACAAGAAAAAATCTAGATGGTTTTAGTACAGCAGTAACAATTACACTGGCTGGAACAGGTGCTGATGATTTTGTTGCGGCAGTTAACGCTAAAGTTAACGCTTCTGCATTATCTACATCAACTACTGAACTAATAAATGTCAGAGCTAGTAAATTAATAACTGGTGAGATCGTGCTTACACACGTACTGGGCGGTGACATCAGATTGTCAGATGGCGAGAGCGGTACTCCATTGGCAGATGCTGGTTTCAGTACAACGACAGCACATGTTTACGGAACATTCACAGCAAACAGTTCAACACTGCTTAACAACTTGTACACAGTTCCTACTGGGGAGTCGCTTGACTCAACAGCCAACAACGCACTGTTAATTTCAAACTGGAAGAGATTAAGTTACACAGCTTCACTGAATGCACCAAGTAACGAACCAGTAGATGGAACACTATGGTATGACACTAGCTTATCAGCTGATATCATGGCACACAACGGAACAACTTTTGTTGGATATGCGACAGCATACTCAACTACAGATCCAAATGGTCCACAGTTTAGTGCAACAGCACCAACTTTACAATCAGATGGTACTGCACTTGTGACGAACGACTTATGGATTGACACTAGTGACTTGGAAAACTATCCAAAACTTTACAAATACAACACAGCGGCTTCGATCAGTTCAACCAACACAGCCAACCAAGTAGCAGTTACAACAACTGGTGCGGCATGGGTGCTAGTTGACAAAGCTGACCAAACAACAGAAGACGGTATACTTTTTGCAGATGCAAGATTCCACACAACAACTGACAAAGTGGCAGGAACATCAACAGCGGCAGGAGTACCTTCAACAATCAAGAACTTGTTGAGTGATGGTTTCCTAGACCCGGATGCGCCAGATCCAACTTTATTCCCACAAGGTATATTGCTTTGGAACACTAGACGTTCAGGCTACAATGTTAAAGAATACAAAAACAGTTACATCACAACCACGAAGTATCCAGGAAGTGGATCAGCAGGGTTGGGTAACATCAGAACAAACAATGAATCTGTTGCAACTTACTACCCAGACAGATGGGTTCTTAAGTCAAGCAACAACGCAGACGGTTCTGGATCTTTCGGAAGGAAAGCACAGAGAAAAGTCATTGTTGAGCAACTGAAATCAGAGATCGACACCAACCAAGCAATCAGAGAAGACCAAAGAGGCTTCAATGTACTTGCTGTACCTGGTTACCCTGAACTGATCTCAAACATGATCAACTTAAACACAGACAGGAACAACACAGCGTTTATAGTTGGAGATACACCTTTGAGATTAGAGGGCACATCAACAGCAATCCAAAACTGGGCCAACAACACGGCAGGGGCACTAGACAACGGTGAAGACGGTTTAATAAGTGCAAATGATTACTTGGGTGTGTTTTATCCATCAGGATTTACAACAGACAACACAGGTAAATCAATTGTAGTTCCAGCATCACACATGATGATGAGAACTTTAGCAAACAACGATA